GCAGTTGAAACGATGACAATGTTCTTAGATGCGGTTGTTACTGAATTCTTAACAAAGATTTAAGACATTCGTGACGAAGGAACTATTGAAGGTAAAAGAGCATTCTTCTACTTAGAAAAAGCTTACAACTTTGCTAAAAGACAAAGAGCGTTAGGTTTAGGTGTATTAGGGTGGCACTCGTTACTTCAGTCTAAAGGATTACCTTTTGACACGAGAGAAACTGCAAGATTAAATGTTGAGGTTTTCAAATTGATTCAGGATAAATCATATAAGGCATCTGAGGAATTGGCTAAAATGTTTGGTGAACCTGAAACTTTGGTTGGTTATGGTAGAAGAAATGTTACATTGAATGCAATCGCACCAACAACATCATCGGCATTTATCTTAGGTCAAGTATCACAATCAATCGAACCAATTTGGTCTAATTGTTACGTGAAGGATGTTGCTAAGATGAAGGTGACTATTAAAAACCCAATACTTAAGAATTTGTTAGTTGAGTTGGGTAAAGACACTAAAGAGGTTTGGAACAGTATTAAGAAGGCTGATGGTTCAGTCCAACATTTGGATTTCTTAACAGACGAACAAAAAGATGTGTTTAGAACTTTTGCTGAGATTAACCAAGCATCAATCATCAATATGGCTGCTGTTCGTCAAGATTATATTGACCAAGCACAGTCGTTGAACTTAATGATTTCACCTGACATGCCGACTAAGGATGTTAACAAACTCCTAATAGACGCATGGCAGTTAGGTGTTAAGACATTATACTACCAACACTCAATGAATTCAGCTCAAGCTTTCGCAAGAAAAAAATTGGGATTGAATGACCTTCAGTGTGTTGCTTGTGAGGGATAATTGTTAAAAAACACAATTTATTATAATAAAGAGGACTTCGGTCCTCTTTTTTTTATAATTTATTAGACTAATATATTTATGTGTAATGGCAGATGGTTTTACATACGGTATTAATTTTCCTTTTAGGGACAGTTTACAAGGAAAGTATTTATCTCTTTCACAAAGTAGTGTTGAGGAGATAAGGACTGACCTGTTACATTTAATCTTAACAAGAAAGGGAACGAGATACTATCTTCCAGACTTTGGTACGAGGATATATGAATTTATTTTTGAACCAATGGACGGTCCAACATTTGAAGCAATTAAGGCAGACATCAGAGAAGCGGTAGATAAATACATACCAAATTTGACGATAAAAGATATTACTTTAACACCATATATTGACGATTTAGAAGCACAAGGTGAATTGAATTATGAGAAAATTGGTGGGGCGGTTTACAGAATACCAGGAAAAGGGACTGAAGAATATACGGCAAAATTAAGAATTGATTATAGTGTTGATGATAAGGCATTCGAGTCAAGAGATTTTATAATTATCAATATTTAATAATATATGGCAAACAAAAAAATATCTTATACTGAAAGAGATTTTGAAGGTTTAAGACAGGACCTCATAAATTACACGAGACAATACTATCCCGAGCTTATTGATAACTTCAATGATGCTTCAGTATTTTCTGTATTATTAGACCTTAACGCAGCCATTGGTGATAACTTACATTATCACATCGACCGTAGTATCCAAGAGACTGTATTACAATACGCTCAACAACGTTCATCTGTTTATAATATTGCAAGAACATATGGATTAAAAATACCAGGTTATAGACCATCAGTATCTATGGTTGATTTTTCAATAACCGTACCTGCGTTTGGTGATAAAGAAGATGCAAGGTATTTGGGAATCTTAAGGGCGGGTTCACAGGTAGTCGGTGGTGGGCAAACTTTTGAAAATGTTTATGACATTGATTTTGCTTCACCATATAATAATAGTGGGTTTCCAAACAGAACTAAAATACCTAATTTCGATTCCAATAATAGATTAATTAATTACACCATTACAAAGAGAGAAACTGTCGTTAACGGTATAACAAAAGTTTTTAAACAAGTTATCAATCCAAGTGATGTAATTCCTTTTTATGAAATATTTTTACCTGAAAGAAATGTTTTAGGTATCACATCTGTTATACAAAAAGATGGAACAAATTATCAAGCCACACCAACATACTCTGAATTTATAAGTTCACCAAATAAATGGTATGAGGTAGATGCTTTAGCAGAATCAAAAGTGTTTATTGAAGACCCAACAAAACCTGCCGATTCTGCGGGTGTTAAAGTAGGTCGATGGTTAGAAACAGACAATAGATTCATTTCAGAATACACACCTGAAGGTTTCTTAAAAATGACTTTTGGTGGTGGTACAACAACACCTGACCAACAATTAGCACAATTCTCACAAACAGGTATACCGATGAGAATTCAAGATTACCAAAACAATATTGGTTTAGGTCTTACTGTTACACCAAATACTACATTATTCATTCAATATAGAATAGGTGGTGGTACTGTATCAAATATTGGTGTAAACGCTATCAATCAGTTAGGTACGGTTAACTTCTCAGTAAATGGTCCTTCAGATAGTGTTAACCAAACAGTTAATAACTCATTAACGGTAAATAATGTTACTGCAGCGATTGGAGGTGCGAATCAGCCGACTACTGAAGAAGTTAGAAATATGGTTGGGTTTAACTTTTCATCTCAAAAAAGAGCAGTTACTGTAAATGATTACCAAACACTGATAGCTACGATGCCTGGTAAATTTGGAGCACCTGCTAAAGTAGGTATCACTGAAAATAATAACAAAATTGTTGTCCAAATGTTGGCGTATGATGCTGACGGTCAATTAACGGAAGTATTATCAAATACTTTAAGAAACAATGTCGCGACTTATTTATCAAATTATAGAATGATAAATGACTACGTTGAAATTACAAGTGCTCAAGTTATTGACTTAGCATTTGATTTATCAGTGGTTTTTGAATCAACACAGAATCAAGGTCAGGTAATTACAGAGATTGTAAATCAGCTTTCTCAATACATGAGTTCATTGAACAGAGAATTAGGTCAAAACTTAAATGTATCTGAAGTAAGAAGAATAGTACAAGATGTTTCAGGTGTTATTTCTTTATCAGATATCAGTATCTTTAATAGAACTGGTGGAGATTATTCATCATCACAAACATCACAAAGATATTCTAACTCGACAACAAAACAAATTGAATTGATTGACGATACTATTTTTGCTCAACCAAATCAAATTTATCAAGTTAGATTTCCTAATAAAGATATTACTGTCAGAGTTAAGGACTTAAAGGGTGTATCTTTCTCATAAGATAGTTTACATACACGAAACAAGAATTATTTTTAAAATTGGATAGATAAATATTTATCTTAAAAGTTGCATATGCCTAAGTCATACAGAATACGAACACAACCAGGTGTTGACAAAAATATTAAAGTAGAGGTTTCACAAGATTTTGACTTTCTTGAGATATTATCATTGAAGTTAAGACAAGAAGATGTCTATACGAGATTTTGTGCTGACTATGGTGTAGTGGTTGGTCGTGTAATTACAAATGGTGGTTACGGGTTACCTAACGCTAAAGTTTCAGTTTTTGTCCCTTTAGATAGTGTTGATGAAAACGACCCTATAATTTCTACATTGTATCCATACAAAAACTTAGGTCAAAAAAATGAAGATGGGTATAGATATAATCTTTTACCCTATGAACAAAGTTATGGTGGGCACACACCTACAGGGACATTCCCAACTGAAGATGATATTTTAACAAGACAAGAAGTTTTAGAAGTATATGAAAAATATTACAAATATACTGTAAAAACAAATGAGTCGGGTGACTTTATGATTATTGGTGTACCATTAGGTATTCAAAAGGTTGTAATGGATATAGACTTATCTGATATGGGATGTTTTTCATTAAGACCATCTGACTTGATTAGAATGGGTTTAGCTACAGAAGGTCAAGTTGCGGGGCAAGAGTTTAGAGCGTCAACAGATTTAGAAACACTACCACAAATTATTAATGCAGTAAAAGATGTTGATGTTGCATCATTTTGGGGTCAAGAAGATTTATGTAATATAGGAATAACTCGTGTTGACTTTGACCTTAGAGATTTTGGAGTTAACATACAGCCACATGCAATATTCATGGGTTCAATATTCTCAAACCCTGACGAAGACTCTTTAAAAGAAAATTGTAGAACAAAAAATAGTACAGGTCGATTATGTGAATTAACAACTGGACCAGGACAAATATTAGCTATACGTCAAACTATTGGTGTCGATGACCAAGGATATCCAGTACTTGAAGAATATAAATTGGAGAATGGTGGTAATGTTATAGATTCAGAAGGTGCTTGGTTATGTGAGGTACCAATGAATTTAGACTATGTTGTTACAAATGAATTTGGTGAACAAGTTTTATCTAACGACCCATCAGTTGGTATTCCAACAAGTTCAAAATACAGATTTAAGGTAAAATGGCAAAATGAAGGTGGGTTACAGAATGAGGTACAAAGAGCTAATTATTTAGTTCCAAATGTAAAAGAATACTACGGTACTAATGTTGATACCGATGCTTCTTACGCATTCTCATTAGATTGGGCTGATTATGCAGACAAAAATACTTTAGGAGGTATATCAAGTTTGGGTGAAAAGATGATTGAAGAAGCTATTAATTGTGAAGACCGATTTTATGAATTTCACTACAATAAAGTATATACTATATCTTCAAACATTGACCGTTTCAAGTTTGGATTTGGGGACAAGCGTCATTTAGGTATAAAAAATATAGATGACTCATTATGTAAGAACAGTGTCAATAAGTTTCCTGTAAATGATGGTGAGCAAAATTCAGGTAATCTAATATTATTTGATGTCTTAATGTTTATTGTAAGGGCTTTGTTTATTCCTTTAATTATTGTACTACATGTAGTTTACCTTATATATGGTATTATCATTGGTTTAATAAATGCAATTAAAAAATTATTAAGCTGGTTTGGAGTTGACACTGGTGAGTCTATTTCAATGCCTACTTTAAATTTACCTATGATTTCATACCCTGACTGTGAAAATTGTAATTGTGAAACAAC